AAAGACGTGGCTAAAAACCACCCAGTGATTAACCAAGTTTTATCCGATAGCAACATTGAAAAAGAAGTTCCAAACTTAGGTTCGTTATCTGACAGTGGAATACTATGGGCCTGTAAAGCTGATATTGTTACAAATGAGTATGTTTACGACTTGAAAACAACCTCTTCGTTGAGTGGATTCAGATACAGCTCAAAGACATATAATTACGATAGTCAAGCTTATATATACTCAACTATGTTCCAAAAGCCTATGCGCTTTCTTGTAATTGAAAAAGGGACTGGTTGTGTTGGCTTGTTTGACACAAGTGATGAAGCCTATAATCGAGGCTACGAAAAGGTTTTACAGGCAGAGGAGATATACAAGAAGTATTTTTTGTATAACAAAGACAATATCGAAAACTACTGCAAGTATGGAGAGATATAGTCGAGAAGGATTACGCGCTGATGGATACGCATACGCCACAGCGTTTTGTATAGTATTAATTTTAATTTTTATATAGTTATGTCTTCATTAATCAAGGCTTCAATCAAAGCATCGGAATTAAAGAAAATCAATCCGAGCAAAATCGTTAAAGGTGAAAAAGACACCTACATTCCAATTACTATATCAGTTGATGATGAATCAAGATACGGTCAAAACGTATCCATCTACATTGAGCAGACAAAGGAAGAGCGTGAACAGAAAACAAACCGACACTACATCGCTAACGGCTCAGTAATATGGACTGATGGTAGCATAGTTAAGGGGCAAAGAGAAGAACAAGGAGGCGGTAATCAAAATAGCGCACCTTCACCATCCTCTGGTCTGGACGATTTACCATTTTAATTAATGCCCCGAAACCAATGGGAGTAGGGGCATAATTTTTCTACAATGCAAACAAATGTAATTACAGGAATTGCAGATGCGGTGTCGTCTTATTACAGCATACCCGCAGAATCGCTTTTCGCAAACACTAGACAAAGGGGAGTTACTGATAAGAGAGCTATCTTCCACTATCTTTGTCATAAGCACACAGACCTCAGCTTAAAACAAATAGGGGCTATCTCAGTGCAATACGGTGGCAGAGCCTATAACCATGCCACTGTTATTCACAACATAAAGAAATCAAAAAACCTCGTTAAGATAGACAAACGTTTTGCTATAGACCTGCTTCATATAGACGCATACGTAACAAAAAACGTAATCATAAAAAAAGAGCGTGAGGTTTTGGTAAACCATAATATTCAGCTAATGCTTGAGCGATGGTTTGAGCAAGAAAGCAGGGAGTATTTAGAATGCTTATCCTCAATAGCAGAGATACTACACAGGGAAGAAGATTTAGGTGTAATAAAAAACTGGATTGGCTGTTATGAAGGGGTTCATCAAATTACATAGGCGAATAACGGAATGGGAATGGTATCAAGATGTCAATACTAAATCAGTATTCATACACGTACTTCTCAACGCTTGTTATGATGAATGTAGATTCATGGGTTCAGCTGTTGAAAGGGGTCAGTACATCACCTCAATCACCAGATTGTCCAATGATTTAAACATATCACATAGACAGGTAAGGACAGCCCTGTCAAGATTGAAGAAGACAGGAGAAATCGACACGCAATCGAACAACAAGTTCACAATCATAACACTCTCAAACTACGACAGTTATCAGATAGATGAGCGCAAGGTAAAAAAACAAACGACAAGCAAGCGACAAGCTACCGACACGCAATCGACAGAGATAAGTAAGAAGGAAAGAAAGGAAGAAGATAAGACTAATAATATATTTTACGAAAAAGTCAAGACTGAGGAGATATGGATTTCACAAGTGGGCATGCAATACCACACAACAAAATCAAAAGTCATTGCCCTTCTTGAAAAATTCAAAAACCATCTTGATATCACTCAAGACTACAAGAGAACGACACGCGACTTTAAAACGCATTTCGTCAATTGGTTAAAATATAATATTGATGATGCTATTAGTGGTGTTGGCGACTACAAATGGAAATGGAAAGGCCAAGCAATGAAACAAGGAAGCATAGAAGAATATCAACGAGACAAAGAAGCGTTTGACAAACCCGGCTTTGACTTTCAAACGCTAATTTAATGGAGATAAATGGATTTGAAGTAGACGAGTTCAACGTTTATAATATCGACACTAAGGCTAAATTATCAACCTGTCCTAAGTGTTCACACAATAGAAAGAAAAAGACTCAGAAGTGCCTCATGCTCGATTGGGAACGTGGGCTGGGTACTTGTCAACACTGTGGAGATGTTGTGCAATTACATACGTATAAAAAAGCATCAACAGGTGTTTCTTACGCTATGCCACCTAAGAAAGAACGTAAGAAAGTATTGTCTCAAGTAGAGGGGTATTTTGAAAAACGAGGTATATCAAGCGACACACTAGAAGCCTTTGGTGTGACCAACGGTGAAGAGTTCATGCCGCAAGTCGGTCAAGAGGTAAATGTGATTATGTTCAACTATTACGTAGGGCAAGAAATAATCAACATCAAGTATCGTGATGCTCGGAAGAATTTCAAAATGTACAAAGGCGCACAAAAAACCTTTTACAATATAAATTCAATTGCGAGTAAAGACACCTGTGTAATAGTAGAGGGTGAAGTTGATGCTATGTCTTTTCATGAGTCTGGTATTGCCAATGTAGTCAGTGTTCCAAACGGATTCAATGCTACGGGTCAAATAAACTTAGACTACTTAACTGATTTCTATCATTACTTTGAAGACAAAGAACGCATATACCTTGCCGTAGACAACGATGAGGCCGGAGAAAACGGTCAGAAAGAATTAATCAGAAGATTTGGCTCAGACAAGGTGTATCTATGTGACCTTAAAGACTGTAAAGACGCTAATGATTATTTAATAAAATACGGTAAAGAAGCCTTAGCTCAAGTCATCACCACCGCATCGCCCTGTCCAATTGACAACGTCATACGCGTTTCAGAAATGGAGTCACAGTTGGATGATTTCTACAAGAATGGTATTCAAAACGGATATAAAATTGGCATAACAGACTTTGATAATATATTCTCAACCTACACCAAGCAGTTTATTGTTGTCACAGGATTCCCCTCAAGCGGTAAAAGTGATTGGGTAGACCAAATGACTATCGGATACAATATGATGTATGGCTGGAAGACAGCATACGCTTCAGTAGAGAACTTCCCACAATACCTACATGTAGATAAATTGATAAGGAGACTATATGGTAAAACACCTAAGTACGATGAGACTAAAAAAGAGCATTGGAGAAAGTGTGTAAACCACATTGACCAAAACTTCTTCTTCATGGACTTCGAGGATGGGTATGATTTAGACAAGGTGTTGGCTAAAGGCGAAGAGCTGGTAAAGAGAATGGGTATCAGGTGTCTGGTGATAGACCCTTACAATAAAGTTAAAGACAAGGAGAACATTAATCTCTCTATCAATGACTACACGAATCAATACCTAAATAAAATCGATAATTTTTGTAAGAAAAACGATGTTCTTGTTGTGCTTATCGCTCACCCTACAAAGCCCCAAAACGACAAGGGTAAACTACTTGAGCCAACTTTCTATGATGTAAAAGGAGGTGGTGAGTTCTATGATATGTCACCTCACGGTATACTTGTGCATAGAGATTATGAGATGGGCACCGTAAAGCTAAAGGTTCTTAAGGTTAAATTCTCTAATCTAGGGGAAAACCAAGCGCACACTCACTTCTATTACAACGTAAACAACGGAAGATACACAGCTATAGAAGCAGGTCAACCAAAGTGGGATAACGAAAATTGGATTTCAACTGAAGAAAACCCATACACACAAACAAAAATTCTAGAAAGTGAATTTGCTAATTTAAACGACGCGTTCTAATGAGCTTGATACGAAACCACAGGGAGGTAGTTAAATCTATTGATTTCACTGGTGTGCAAAACGGAAAGATACACCCCACAGACATAGATTGTGTTTTAGAGTTTGATAACGACATACTAATTCTAATGGAAACGAAGAAGGCTGGTAACGAAATACCTACAGGACAGCGAATTCTATTAGAGCGGTTAATTGACAGTTGGCACACAAACCACGGAATAGCGTTAAAAGTGGAGTATACTGATGAGGAAATAGGAGCTGTAAGCATAAAGCTTGACAGATGCCTGGTAACAAAGTACTACATAAACAAAACATGGTATGACGCCCCCATTCCCACTAAGATGGTTGACTTTATAAATACATTAGGCGAAAAATGGAATAATGAAAAATGTAGATTCTGATTACATGAGCTTTGTAGATGCTACAAGAATATGCTTTAAAGAAAGGGTTTTTATTTATAGAGTGCCGATATCAAATGACTCTATGAAAATAGAAATAGACTACAAAGGCAAGAAAAAACTTGGCACTGAGATATACAGGTGGAAAACAGACCAAGACAAGATGGACAATAAGATAAAGGAGCTATATGAAACCATTGCAAAACAGATACAAAATAGAGGATAAAGAGTATGTATATGACCCGTTGATGCTGAGGTTTCATTACAACACGTTCACAATCATGTCTGACGAAGAATTCATTGAAAATTTACCCAAGATTCTTCATTTTTCTTGTTTTATGTCGTTCGTTAAGAAGATAAACCACGTTGAAATCTTATCAGACCAAGGGGTAATACACGAGTTAGTGCACTTAGGAAGCAGCTCAACCCGTGATTTTACTGACATTCAAGAAGTTAGAAATAAATTCAACAAAATGTTTGTAGATATACCAAATAGTTTCGATATTAATACCATATACCCTAGCCAAAATGGACAGTAAAACTGTAAGTGTAATAGAGTTTAATAAAGCGTTCAATATCATACGCAATAAGAAACCCTCGCTTATAAGTAAACAGGAGTATAATCTAAGGGTGAAGCTCATGTCTGAAGAGCTTACAGAGTACCAAGAAGCCTGTGACAACGATGATTTAACAGAGGTTTGCGATGCTATCGTAGACCTCTTGTACGTATTAAACGGAATAATAGTAGCTCACGGTATTCAAGATATAGTTGAAGACATGTATGACGAAGTACACCGCTCAAACATGAGTAAGTTGGAAAACGGCAAGCCATTGTACAGAAGTGACGGCAAAGTAATGAAAGGCTCGGAATACTTCAGACCCAATTTAATCAAATACATTAATGAATAACATTCACGAATTCATAGACGAAGTAGTTTCTTCGTCAAGCACGAACAAACAAAAGAAAAACAAATTGCTAGAATACGATAGTAAGATGTACTGTTATCT